GCAAATTACTTTATGTAAATTACCTCATACCAGAGGGAATAAAAGGGAGAAAGATATGAAAGAAGACAAAGAGGTTAAGAAGAAAGCAGGAAGACCAAAAGCAAAGTTAGATGTAGAAATGATTGAGAAGTTAGCAACGATACACTGTACACCGAGAGAGATGGGTTACATTATGGGTGTTGACCACAGAACAATCATTAAGCATCACGGAGACTTAATTGAAAAGGGAAAATCTTTAGGCAAAATGAAATTGAGAAAAAAGCAAATGGAAGTAGCATTACAAGGCAACGCAACGATGCTTATCTGGTGCGGGAAAAATTTTCTTGGACAGACTGATAGTCCTATTAGTGATGACGATGCTAAAGTATTACCTTGGAATGATGAGATTTAAGGAGTAGAATATGCCAAAGGGTAAAGGAACATACGGTAAGAAACGCGGTAGACCAGCAAAGAAGAAGTCTACTAAAAAATAAGGAATAGATTATGGCAAAGTTTAAAGGTTCACAATGTTTAACAGGTGATTGTGGTGGTCATAGAGCAGGATTTAAGTATGCGAATAACGGTGGTGGTTTACCTTCAAAATTCTCGCCCTCATTCAATAATGGTATGAAGATTGCTCAAGGTACATTTGAGACACCAGCGGCAAAAGCGAAAAGATTAGCCGCTAATAAAAAGAGAAGACTAAAGAAACAACAGAATTTATTAAAGACAGCAACAACAGGTACATCTCCTGTAACGACAGGATTGATTGGTGGTGTAGCAATATCTTTAACAACTAAACAAGTAACAAAAGAGGACACAGACCTTTAATGGCATTAACTGACCCACAGAAAACAGTTGCGAGAAGCACAGCAAGGTTTAGAACCTTGGCTGCCGGTAGAAGGTATGGAAAAACGTTTTTGCTTCGTAATCAACTTGCCCGATTTGCCGCTCAACCAGGTAAAACTGTACTGTACGTAGCCCCAACTTATCGTATGGCGAGAGACATTCAATGGGGTCCATTAAAGAGTAAATTGATTGAATTAAATTGGGTTAAGAGTATTAACGAGAGTAGATTAGAAATCTTATTAGTCAATGGCTCAAAGATTATGTTAAAAGGAGCCGACAATCCCGACTCGATGAGGGGTGGGTCTTATTCATTCATTTGCATAGATGAGGTAGCAGACATAAAGCCAGAAGCGTGGACAGATGTATTACGCCCAACACTATCAGCAGAAGAACCACCAGGACACGCTATGTTCGTAGGTACACCAAAGGGTGTTGGTAATTGGTTTAAAGACTTGTATGATATGGCATTAACACACGATGACTGGGAGAGTTTTTCTTACACGACATTAGAGGGACAAAACGTGGACGCTGAAGAAGTAGAAGCCGCAAGAGATATGCTTGATAGTCGTACCTTCAAAAGCGAATATGAAGCCAGTTTTTTAACAGCGACAAATCAAATCTATTATTCATTCCACGATGATAATGTAAAGAAGTGGGAAGGTGATGCGAATGACTTAAAAAGATTGTTCTTATTTACAGACTTTAACGTATCTCCTCTCGCAACTCTCATAGCAGTGCCAACAGCAACAGGCTTACATATCATAGACGAACTATGCTTGTACTCAAGTAACACTGATGAGATGGTAGAAGAAGTAAGAAACAGATATCCGCATCAACATATTACAGCGTGGCCAGATCCCGCAGGTGTTCAGAGACGTACATCAGCAGGTGGACGAACAGACATATCAATATTACAGAACGCAGGCTTTCTAGTCAAGTACAGAAAGAAACACCCTGCTGTTAAAGACCGTACAAACGCAGTCAATTCACTATTGCTAAATAGTAATGATGAACGAAGGTTGTTTATTGACCCTAAATGTAGAGAGTTGATTAAGTGTTTAACAAGGTTTTCGTACAAAGAAAATACAATGATACCAGATACTGGTGGAAAAGTTGATTACTCACACTTCCCAGACGCTTTGGGATATGGTGTTGAATTTATGTTCCCAGTAACTAAACAAATACAAACTCAACCAAGACAATCTTATGGAGTTTATTAAAGGAGATAACGATGATAACAGAAAGTACAGTAACTAAAGTTCATAAGATTTATGAAACTCATCTTCCTAGATGGAGATATTATTACGCATCTTTCAACGGTGGCTTTGACTATCGTAAAAGTTCTTTAGAGATGCTTCGTAGATACTTAAATGAAGACACTCAACCAGGCGCACAGTATGAAAATAGACTGATGTACACAGCATTAGAAAACAGTTGTAAATTAGTAGTAGATACATACAGAGCATTCTTATTCAGAGCATTACCGTCAAGGACATTAGGCAATCTAATTAACTTGCCGTATGTAAATTCGTTCATAACGAATATCGACTATGATGGGAATTCGATAGATGATTTTATGAAATCCGCAAACTCATTAGCAATGATTTACGGGCATATTTGGGTATTGGTTGATAAGCCATCAGTCGGCGATGGTAGGTCCCTTACATTAGAACAAGAAGTCGAATTAGATGTTCGTCCATATGCCCAACTTATTTCACCAGAGAATGTAATGGATTGGCAGTACACTCGTGTACTAGGTAGACAAATACTTACATATCTTAAACAAAAAGAGAGTGAAGACGAAGAAACTTTAGTTGTAAAAATATGGACACCAGAAACAATCACAAGATACTCATTAAACAAAGATACAGGTAATGTTACTTTGATTGAGGAGATGGCAAATGAGATTAACAGAATTCCAATTGTAATGTTAAAAGCAAACCCATCACATACTCGTGGTTTAGGTATCTCTGATTTGGCTGACGTAGCAAAGATACAACAAGCAATCTTTAACTTAATGAGTGAAGCAGAACAGGCTATCCGCATAAGTTCGCACCCATCATTAGTAAAAACTAGTGATACAGATGCGAGTGGTGGTGCCGGTGCTATCATCAACATAGATGATAATTTGCCAGGTGACTTGAAGCCATACTTATTACAGCCATCATCTGCTAACATAGATTCCATCATTAAACTATTAAAAGAACACCAGGCGATGATTATGACGATTACGCATCTCGCCGCTATCAATACAGTATCTACTGTTGCGAAGAGTGGTGTTGCTTTACAAACAGAATTTACTATGCTCAATACTCGCCTAGGCGATAAAGCAGATAGTTTAGAAAGATTAGAAAATCAGATTTGGGATTTATTCCAAGTATGGTCTGACTATGAAGCAGACGACACTTTTCTAATTGAGTACAAAAAGAAATTTGACCTTCGGGACGAAGTTACTGACTTAACTAATCTTAACGCAGTAAGGGAAATGAATATCCAGTCAAAGACTTTGAACAATGAAATTGAAAAACAAATTGCCAAAATCATTATTCATAACGGAGATGTATTAGAAGATATCGTAGAAGAAATTGATTCCAATACAGTCATAAATACATCTGAATAACAACAACACTCCAAAGGAGGATACTATGACTAACATAGACCAACAAGTAGGCACCAGCGAGCAAATAGAAGAAACTGAAACTTCTGCTGAACAAATTCAGGCAACAGAGCGTTCATTTACACAAGATGAAGTTGACGCAATCGTTAAGGCACGCTTAAACAAGCAGTCTAAAAAATACGAAGATGTTAACCTAACAGAGTACAGAACACTCAAAGAAGAAAAAGAAAACATTAAATTAGAAGAACAGAAGGCAAGAGGTGAATTTGAGTCCATCTTACAAGAACAGAAAAACAAGTTCGAACAGAGGTTCAATTCATTATCGCAACAACTCCACAAGGAGAAAGTCGATGGCGCTATTCTTAAGGCCGCAGGGGCACGCAACGCAGTAAATCCAGAGCAAGTTGCTCAACTTTTACAAAGTCGTGTACGTCTGTCTGACGACGGTGAAGTCCAAGTTCTCAACGATAGAAACGAAGTGATGTATGATACTGATAACGCAACACCGGTTTCAATTGATAATTTAGTGAATAATTTTCTGGACTCTTCACCACATTTCTTAAGAGCGGGTCCGAGTGGTTCGGGTTCAACTGGAAATGTAGGGGAATCAGTAGACACTGAAACAGATATTTCTTCATTAGACTTATCTGACCCGACTCAAAGAGCGATTTACGCCAAATTAAAGCGTAGTCGTTAAATTTTAAAATAACACTTTTATCTTAAGGAGATAATAATGGCAACAGTAACAAATACAAATGTAACTAACCCAGGTGATATCGCAGGCTTGCTCGTCAGTGCTAGACAAGATGCAATATTTGCTGGTTATGAAAGTTCAATCTACCTACCAGGCGTTTTAGCAAACATCTATGATGTACCTGCAGGTTCAGTAACAGCACAAATCCCAAAGTTTACAGCAGTAGCAACATCTTCTGTTGAAACAGAAGCACACAACGCCACTTCGGCAGCGATTGCAGAGTTAGACATCATCAACGTAGCAAACGCTGGCGTAGATGTAACAGCACAGTCGTACGCGGCAAGAGCAATGTTAAAAGACCTTGGTGGCGCTAACGCTTCAGGCGTTGGAACAGTTCTAGGTCGTGCTGTATCAGAGAAATTCGATACAGACTTTTCTGCTCTTTTCACAGGCGCTTCAAATTCAGTTGGCGCGGCTGGAGACGGTTTAACAGTGGCTCTAGTAGCACAAGCAGTTCAAAAAGTTCGTGCGAACAAATTCGCTGGACAACTATGGATGGTTTTACACCCAAGTCAAGTAGAAGACATTCTATTAGAACTTGCTGGTACAGCGGCTATTCCTGGTTCTGGTGGTGACGCTATGAACGAAGCGATGCGTGAAGGTCTAGTAGGACAAATGTTCGGTGCAAATATCGTACAATCAACATCTTTAGTTAAAGATGGTTCTGATGACTTTACAGGTTGCGTATGGGCTGAGAACGCTTTTGGTATCGCAATGTTTAAAGGACTAGATGTTTCTAGCCAAACTAACATTACAGGATTAGGCACCGATATCGTTGCTTCATTACACGCTAAAGCGGCTCTAGTAGACGCCTCACGTGCTTGTAAAATCATATCAGCGGAGTAAATCTAAATTTTAATCTAGGAGAATAAGTATGGCAAATTATGCGACAAATTCCGACTTAACTGATTATGTACCCGATATCTTCGAACACGGAGTAGCGAGTTTCACTAATGAGTTAACAAGAGCAACAGATACAGTCAACAAACGCATTAAAGCAGAATGGTGGACTAAATCGCCAACATTATTTGACGATGCGAAGTTACGTGACGCTCAATGGGTTGAAGTGACTGTTTACGCGGCACTTGCTCTGCATATTCTTCCTAGACTTTCATCATTTAGACCAGACGATGTTTTCATTGAGATGGCTGGATTTTATCGCCAGAGATACGAAGATACATTTCGTAGAGAGATGTTGACGGGTATCGATTACGATGCGAATTCGGACTCTGTTTATTCCGACTCTGAAAAGACTGTTGGTAATGTTGATAGACTGGTAAGATAATGGCAAGCAAACGAGAACAAATCGTATCAAGTGTTGTAGATAGCATCAAGGCTATCAACAGCGTAAAGATGGGATCAGTAACCCGTGAGCCTGCTTTTCGTAATGAACAAGAGTTTTATGCTTTGGCTAGAACTCACTTCCCTCACGTAATCGTTACTTCTGGTAATGAAGCGAGAGAAGACATTACGATGGGTTCAAGCAGTTTAAGAGGCAGTACTTTAACAATCGATTTAATTTGCTTCGTTAAAGCAAGTGATAAGTCAATAGACGAAACACTTAATAATTTAGTTGAAGCAATTGAAGAAAAGTTGGATGTAGATAGAAGCCGTGATGGAAACGCAATGAATACAGAAGTAAGAGAGATAGTAATGGGTCAACCAATAGAACACCCTTATGGTTCTTGTACTATTTCTGTAGAAGTTGATTACACATTTACAAGAGGAGTAACATAATGAAAATCAAAATGATTACACCAACAGGTCAGATAATGACTAGAATACCTGAAAGAGATGTGGCTTACCACAAATCTAACGGTTGGAAGATGTTGGACGAAGAAAAGACTTCTTCTGTTAAGAAAGAAGTTAAATCAAAATCAAAGTCTGTTAAGAAAGATGAAAGTCAAGTTGAAGCAGATTTAACCCCTAATGAAGGAGAAGAGCAATGGCAAGAGTAACAAAACTAGGTAATGGCGGTGCTGTACATATCAGTGTCGACGGATCCGGCAACTATGAAACAGTTGCAGAAATAAAGTCTTGGTCAGTCGATGAAACAGTCGATACCCTAGACACAACAACCATGGCTGATGCTGGTGTAAGAAAATACACAGCAGGTCATAAAACTTGGACTGGAACAGCAGACTTGTACATACCGTACACGTGGACTGATACGGATTCATCTGGTACACTGAACGCTGGTGATACTTTAGTTGAGCAATTAACTGAAGAAGACAGTTTAGTCACTGGTATCGAAGTTGGTACAACTTACGATTGGAAATTCTATGCTGATGATAGCATAGCAACTTTCGAAAGTTACAACGGTAAAGGTATCGTAACATCAGTATCTCGTTCAGCAAGCCACGACGGACTTGTAGAGATGACTGTAACTATCCAAGGAACTTCTTTACTAACGTAAGTTAGTTGAGATAGGTTACCACCCACGATGATTACTTTTAAAGTTAAAACAGATTTTGACCTTTACAGGACTGTAAATCGTATCGTTAGAGAAATCAGCGATGACTTACGGGATGAGTTAAAGAGAAGAACACCTGTTGATACTGGTAAAGCACAGCGTGGGTGGAAACAACGACACAGGCGAAATCGCTCGACTGTAAGTAATAGAGTAAAGTACATCCAGCGATTAGAGGATGGACATAGTAAACAAGCACCACAGGGTTTCGTTAACCAGTCAATAAATAAGATTAAGCGAAACGCTAGAAGTGGTAAATACAAGCAAAGGAAAAACCGATGACGATATTAAATAAAGCAAAAGCACATTTTAGAGAGATAGCGAACTCAGGAACTGGTTCAATTGAAGTACCAGAATGGGACACAACAATCTATTGGAAGATAGGTGGTCAGAACTTCGCATCTCAAAATAAGATAATGGAATTAACAAACTCTGGTAAGACAGCAGAAGCATTAGTAGAAATGATGATTATGCGTGCCTTAGATGGAGATGGTAAGAAATTATTTCGTCCAATGGACAAGACAGAAATTATGCGTGAAGTAGACCCTAATGTTATTCTTAAAATCGTAACAGCGATGGGTGCCGATGACGAAGATTTCAATCAAAGTTCATCAGACATAGAAGGCACGAAAACAACATCACCTAAACAAGAGAGGGCAGTAAAAAACTAACCGAAGACCGGGAATTGTTTTTCTGCTTTCAACTCGCATATGAGTTGAAGATGAGTGTAATAGATGTTATGAAGATGCCTGCGGACGAAGTCGTTTATTGGAGTGCGTATTTTGAGATTTTACGCAGAGAAGGTGAAAAAGAAAATAGACCTGGAGCCGGTCCCAAGTCTTACTAAGGAGAGAATATGAGCGACATTAACCTGATTATTCAAGCGACTGATAAAGCAACGCCTGTACTCAAAAGAGTAAACAAGCAGGTAGACAAGTTTAATCGTAAAGCCGCAAAAGCAACAAAATCTGGTAACAAGATGGGTGGAATGATGAAGATGGCAGGAGCAGCCGCTCTTGCCCTCGGACTTACGAAAGTAGCCACATCAACTGTAGCAGTCATTAACGAATTTGATAGTCTCAAAGCGATGCTTAAGACTGTTACAGGTTCAGCAGATGGAGCCCTCGTAGCATTTGAGCAGATTAAAAAGTTCACAGCAGATACGCCATTTCAGTTAGCAGAAGTAACAAACGCTTTCTCTATTCTTAAGAGAAACGGATTAGATACAACAACAGAAAGTCTAACAGCATTTGGTAATATCGCAGCCGCCAACGGCAAAACATTTGAGCAATTCGCTGAAGCGTTAGGTGATGCTGTAACTGGTGAGTTCGAAAGAATGAAAGAGTTCGGTATCAAAGTGAAGAAAGAGGGAGACCAGATGGTAGCCTTTATGGGCTCAACTCAAATCGGTGTATCAGATTCCGCTGAAGGTATCATTGACGTATTTAAGAAACTTGGTGAAGAAGGTGGCAGATATGCTACTGGTCTCGCAGACCAAGCCGCTACGATTGGTGGTAAATGGTCTAACTTACAAGATGCTTTAGCCGAGTTCGCTTACAATGTAGGTGAAGGTGGACTTAAGACTGTACTCATAGAAGTTACAGAAAGTATGACTGGTATGATTAAGAATACTGGTAACCTAGCGAACATCCTAGGAGCAGGAATTGGAGCCGCTATTAAGACAGTGTTGTACTGGTTCAGTTCAATGGGTGAAATGTTCGGTATCGTTTATGACGGAATTAGAACAACAGCAGTAGACTTAGGTAATAAGATTAAAGAACCTGTACATAAAGCAGTTGGAAAGATTGGTGAGATATTCGCAGTTATGCTTGAAAAGGCACATACAGCATTCTCAGGAGTTCAGACAGTAGTTAAAGATGTTATGAATAGAGTTATCAATACATTCATTGTATTCTTTCAGAACGCAAAAGCAATCATAACAAATCTACCAGACATATTCAGCAAAACATTTGACGAGGTTACAAGAGTAGTTCCTATGTTCGCAACAAGTCTGATAGCACAATTAAAGAATATGGGTGAAGTTTTATTTCACAACTTTAAGGTTGTAGTAGAGAACTTCCCAGAGATACTCAAAGCAGGATTCCAAATGTTACTCGCAGTAGTAACACAAGGTGGACCGATGCTGATTAGACAGTATGTAGGTATGTTTAAGACAATTATTCATAACGCTGGTGTTGTACTCAAGCATTTACCAAAGATATTTGGTTCATCTTGGACAGCAATACTGAACACTGTTGTAAGTTTTGGTAAGTCTGCTATTAGCAAAGTTAAGAATATCGGTTTAGATATCTATCACGGACTTGCTCAATTTATTATCGACCTACCGCAAGTATTTACAGATGCTTTCAAACGAATAGGCGAAAACATTAAGAATTGGGGTAAGTCAGTCGTTGACCAAGCAGTCGCAATTGGTACAGCATTCAAAGAAGGTTTCTTCGCTATCTTTACAAAAGATACAATGGCAGAAGTGTACGCAAGAATGACTTCTAAATTTGAAGAGATTGCCGAACCTCTTAAATTAGCGTGGTCATTAGACGACAAAACACAAGAAGAATTATTTGACGAAAGTCCAGTTGTACCTGTAACATTTGATTTTGATACAATGATGCAAGAGATGGAATCATTTAAGAATGAGTTCAAGGCATTAGAAATAGATATGCCATCAATTACAGGATTGAAAGACTTAAAGTCAATTGAAAACTTCTTTGAGGGCAAGAACTGGTCATTAGACACAGGTATTAAAGAATTATTATTAGACGCTGAAGCAGTAGCAGACATAATGAACCAAGATAGAGTTGGCGAGTTCTTATCTGAAGAATGGGTACAGAACGCAATAAGTGGTCTT